ATTGCGCCGCGCATGAATCTCTTCTCGGAGATTTCCGGCGGCACGACCTTCGAGGGCTTGGGCCAGGACCTCCAGCAGGCGGTCGACAACCCGGAGGTGCAGAGCATCGTGCTCGACATCAACTCCCCGGGCGGGAATGTCGCCGGTGCGACCGAGTTCGCGCGGCAGGTCCTCGCGGCGCGGACCAAGAAACCGATCTACGCGCACGCGCAGCATCAGGCGTGTTCCGCCGCCTACTGGCTGGCGTCGTGCGCGACCGAAGTCATCGCCACCCCGTCGGCCTCGGTCGGATCGATTGGTGTCTTTGCGCTCTATGACGATGTGAGTGCCGCGCTCGAGAAGCTCGGCGTCAAGCGCCAAGTGTTCGCGGCCGGGCGCTACAAGGCCGAGGGCGTCGATGGCGGCCCGCTGACCGATGAGGCGAAGGCGTACCTGAAAGCGCGCGTCGACGGCGCCTATGGGCGGTTCATCGGCGATGTCGCGAAAGGGCGGGGCCTCTCCACCGGCGAGGTGCGCACCAGCTTCGGCGAAGGGCGTGCCGTGGATGCGGACGAGGCGCTCGCGCTCGGGATGATCGATCGGATCGATACCTTCGCCACGACCTTGGCCCGGGCCGCGGAGTCGCAGCAGCGGCCGCACGGGCACTACGCGCAGGGTGCACCAGCACCGGCGGGCACGGCCCAGGAGCGCGCGAGCGCCACGGCCCAGGCCCCGTCCGTGACGGTTGATCCGGCGCTGCTGGCGGCCGAGCAACGATGGCTCGACCTGATGCGACGAGGACTCGAATCATGAACATCGCGCAACTCGAACGCGATCTCGCCGCGAAGCGGCAGGCCGCGATGGCCCTGATGGAGACGACCCAGCGGGAGTGCCAGACCACCGTCGTCCGCGCGGCCACCGCCACCGAGCCAGCGATCACCGGCCGGTTGATGACAGTCGAGGAGAAGGCCGCGATCAACGCCCTGCTGAGTGAGGCCGAAGGGATTCACCGGCGGATCGAGGGGTCCAAGAGCGATAACGACCTGCTGGCGCGCCTCGATCAACTCGCGGGCGGCCAGCCGCACACGCCGAGCAGCCTCTGGACCCCGCGCAGCGGGCAGCGCACCATCGGCCAGCAGTTCACGCAGGATGCGAACGTGCAGGAGTGGCTCAAGCAGGGTGGCCACCGCCGCAGTGGCTCGTGGAGCTCGCCGGCCGTCGATTGCGCCGATCCCTTCCTCGATCTGCGGGCCACCACGCTGACGGAAGATCCGGCCTCCGCCGGCAAACTGCTCGTCCCGCAGTATCTGCCCGGCATTCAGCCGTTGCTCTTCAAGAAGCTGACGATCGCGATGTTGATGGCGTCGGGCACCGCCACCTCCAACGCGATCATCTACATGATTGAGACGACGTTCACCAACGCGGCCACGCCGGTCGCCGAGGGCACGACCAAGCCGGAGAGCGCGCTGGTCTTCGATCAGCGGACCGATCCGGTGCAGAAACTCGCGCACTGGCTGCCGGTGACCGAGGAGCTGCTCGAGGATGTCCCGGCGATCTCGTCCTACATCGATGCGCGGCTGCGGCTCGGGGTCGAGCTGACCGAAGAAGATCAGCTGCTCAACGGCAACGGCACGCCGCCGAACATCATGGGCGTGATGAACCGCAGCGGCCTGGCGACCGCCGTCGCGCGGAACGCCGGCGCGACGCCGCCGGAAACCAACGCGGAAGCGATGTTGCGCCAGGTCACCGCCATCGCCACCACGGCGTTCATCTATCCCGATGGGATGGTGATGAACCCGACCAACTGGTTCTCGACCGTCACGATGAAAGACACGCAGGGCCACTACTTCGGGTTTGGGCCGTTCCAGACGGTGCCGACCAATACGTTGTGGGGGCTGCCGGTGGCGGTCACGCCGTCCATCGCCGTGGGCACCGGTCTGGTCGGCGCCTTCGGCACGATGTCGCAGGTGTTTCGCAAGGGTGGCATCCGGGTCGAGGCCACGAATAGCCATCAGGATTTCTTCATCAAGAACCTCGTCGCGATCCGCGCCGAGGAACGGCTGGCGCTCGCGGTGTTCCGCCCGGGTGCGTTCGGCAAAGTCACGGGCCTCAGCTGAGGATTCACTGTGATGCCAGAAGTCGAAACGTTGGCGTCTGATCCGACGATGACCGACCCGGGCTGGAGTAACAACCCGCCCGGGCCGGCCGCCGAAGCACCGCCCGCGGTGGAGCCGCTGGTGATGACCTCGACCCCGGGCTGGAGTAACAACCCGCCCGGGCCGACCACCCCGACCCCGACGGAGCAGACGCCGACGTTTCCGCTGCCCGGATGGAGCAACAGCGGGGCGGCGGCGACGGGCGCGACCGCCGGCAGCCCGGGCAGCTACACCCCCGTGGGGGCGATCGCGCCGCTCTCGCTCTCGGCGCTGACGGGCGTCACGGCCTCGCCGGCGACGGCCTGGACGGTCGGGCAATACGTGGTGACCCGCGACGGCCAGTACGCCCACTGGAGCAGTACCGCGTGGGTCATCGGAAAGGCATAAGGTGACTTGGTATCCGCCGTTTCGCTTGCGGCGCGACCCGGGGCCGTGCCCGGTCGATGATGCGCCGCATACGACCTGTACGAGCCACGACGCCGGGCCGATCGTGATCCAGCAGACGCCGATGCGCGATCTCACGGTCGCGCCGCTCGCGCCGGCGCCGGCCATCGCGCCCGCGACGTTCACGACGGCGACGTATCGCCGGAAAGAGAAGCGGTGATCACCGACGTGCCCCCCGACTGGGCGGGCTGGCCCGGCTCGCCGGTCTGGCCGCTCTCCTGGTGTTGGGGCGGTCCCGACCTGCACTGGTCGGAGCGCATCCTCGTCCCGCCGCCCTTCGAACCGGTGACGCTCGCCCAGGTGAAGCAGCGCCTGCGCATCGTCTCGACGGCCGATGATGCCGATCTGTCGCTATTGATCAAGGCGGCGCGGCAGCAGGTCGAGCGCGATACCGCGGGCGTGCTCGTCGGGGCGGTGATCAGCCAGAGCGTGGATGCGCCGCCGGCCTGCAGCAGCGTGCTGAAGCTGGTGCGCTTCCCGGTGCTCGAGGTGCGCCGCGTGACGACCTACGACATGAATGGCGTCGGGACCGATCTCGATGTGGCGAGCTATCGGCTGGACGCGGCGAGCCGGCCGGCGCGCCTCATCCTGACCGGCACGACCTGGCCGCGCTGGCCGACGCTGCGCCCGCAGGATGCCGTCGTCGTCGAGTTCGCGGCCGGCTATGTGCTCGCAGACCAGAACCCGCCGACGACCCCGGTGACACCGGAGACGTGGCAGCTCGCGGTGCTGCTGCTGGTGCAGCACTGGTGGGATCGGTTGCGGCAAGGGCTGACCAGCCACCACAGCGGCAGCAGTGAGGGCGGCGCCGGACGTGGCGAGATGCCCGTGCCCTACGGCTACGACATGTTGATCACTGAGCGGCTGGAGTGGCTGACATGAGAGTCGCGGTCGATGCCTCGCAGCTGACGCAGGATGTCGCGCTCTACGGGGTGACGCGTGTCCCCGACGGCCAGGGCGGCTATACCGAGACGTTGGTGGCGCTCACGCCGCCGCGCGACTGGGCGGCGATCGAACCCGCGACCACGCAGTCCGACGAACTGCCGATGGCCGGGACCGTGGTGGGCAACCTCAGTCATCACGTCGTGCTGCGCTGGCGCGGCGATGTCGATCTGCACACGCAGCTGACATTCACCGACTGGGGCGGCACGAGCCATCGCCTCTACGTGCGCGCGGTGCAGAACCCGCTGCAGCAGTCCGAACTCCTGAACGTCTGGTGCGAGGAACAGGTGACCTGATGGCGGGCGGGACGACCATCACGTTGGAAGGCGACCGGGAGTTCCTCGAGTTCCTCGAGCAACTGCCGGACTTCATCTATCACGTCTTCCGCGCGGACATCGCGCAGACGATGGAGGCGGCGGCGACCGAGCTCCGGGCCGCGTATCCCGAGGGCGCGATGCGCGATGCCGTCTTCACGCGCCTCTACGTCACGGACCGCGGCCTCAACCTGCGCGGGGAGGTGGTCAGTCCGACGCCGGAAGCGACGTGGTGGGAGTACGGGACCGCCGTGCGCGAGACGCAGCAGGGCTGGAATCGCGGGAGCGCGCCGGCGCATCCGGACACCGGGCTGGTCTCGATTGCCATCAAACACCGGCGCGCGATGAATGCGCGGCACGAGCTGGTGCTCGAGGATCTCGGCTTCATCGTGACGGGAGAGCCCTGATGGCGAGCACGTGGGACGTCGACGCGGCGCTGCTCGCCATGCTGCAGGCCGACAGCGCGCTAGTCGGGATCGTCACCGACGGGATCTGGTTCGGGGAGGCGCGGGCCACGGCGCTCAAGTACTGCCAGGTCGCGCAGATCGATCACAGCGACGAGCCGATGTTTCAGGACGGCGCGCCGTTCGGCGTTGCCTACGAAACGATTCTCTACCAGGTCAAAGCCGTCATCCAGAACACCAGCGCGGTGCCGGCGATCAATGCCGCGGTGCGGATCGAGGCGGTGCTGCGCAGCCTGACGCGCGCGACCTTCACGCCGACCAACTACCTGCTGCTCGACGTGGTGCGGACGCAGCGCATTCGCTACAACGAGCGCGATAAAGCGAACGCCGATCTCTTCTGGCAGCATTCCGGCGGGCAGTATCAAGTGCGGATGGTTCCGACCAGCTAAGGAGCGACTCTCATGCCAGGACGCATCAGTGGCGCGCACGGGCAGGTGATGGCCGACAAGACCGGCGGCGCGACCACCGTCGCGATCGCCAACTTGAACAAGTGGGACCTCGATCTGGCGACCGACAAAATCGAAGTCACCGCGTTCGGGGATACCAACAAGGTGTTCGTGCAGGGCTTACCCGCGTTCGCCGGCAATGTCGGCGGCTTCTGGGCCTCCGACGAGGTGACGATCTTCCAGATTGCGCTCGGCACGGTGGCGTGTGCGCTGAAGCTGCTGCCGTCGTCGCTCGAAGCCACGGTGTTCTTCAGCGGCAAGGCGTGGCTCGATGCCAACGTCGGCGTCGATGCGAAGGGCGCCGTCACAGTCGGCGGGAAGTTCGTGGCCGCCGGGCCGTGGACGATGGCGCCGTAACGTGACGCTGACGGGCCAGGTCGGGCGGATCGACTGGGGCTATTACCCGGCGGCGGCCCTCGAAGGCTATACGGTGACGATGACGAAAGTCACGCGGCCGATCCTGCGCGCGCGCGTCGTGGCGCTGGATGTCTACAACCTGCGGCAGCGTCCGCTCTTGTTCCTCGCGCCGCACGCGCAGGGGACGTGGGAATGGACGGTCGAGCAGCTGCAGCTCGAGGGCGACCCGGTCGTGGCGCTGACGGCCACGCTCGGCGCGTGTCGGACGCTGCCCCGGGCGGAGCGGAGGATCTCGTGACGCGATCGCGGTTCGTCGGGAATGAGACACGGACGCTGAGCCTGAGTGACGGGGACTGGATCGTCGTGAAGGAGCGGCTGAACATGGGCGAGGCGCGCGACGAATGGGCGCGGCGCTATGAGTTCGTCGGCGACGCGACGACGCCGCGCCTCAATCTCAAGATGGTCGGCCTCTCGCAGGTGATCGCCTATCTGCTCGATTGGAGTCTCGGGCCGACGATTCGCGGCGTCTCCGTTGACGAGCTCCATACGATTCTCCGAAAGCTCGAACCGGAGGACTTCGTCGAAATCCAGCAAGCCATCGAGGACCATGCCTTCGCGCGGGCGAGTGAGCGCGAGGCGCAAAAAAAAACCCTTGGTGGCGTGACACCGTTCGTCAGGACCTCGCCATCGCCCGACGTTGCGGGTGGACCCTCGTCGACGTCCGAACCCTTGATCGCGATGACTACCAGATCCTCGTAGACGTGCTCCTCGAGGAGCAGCAGGAGAGCGAATCCGCCTGACATGGCCGTCAAAGCGACCTTTTCCGCCGATTTCGGCTCGTTCCAGGCGCAGGTGCGCGCGGCCACCGATAGCTTCGTCGGGTTTCAGACCGCCGCGAAGAATGCCGACGAGACGCTCACGGCGATGGTCGATAAGTTCAGCGGCGTGAAACTCCTCTCCCAAGCTACGGTCATGGTCGAGGCCATCGACCGCATCGGCGGCGCGTCCAAGCTAACCGCGCAGGAGCTCCAGCAGGTGGGCCGGGTGGCGGCCGAGGCGGTCGAGAAGTTCAAGGCGATGAGCAGCGGCCCGGTGCCGCAAGCGTGGATGGATCTCGCGAAGTATGCCAAGGACGCGAACAAGGAGATCCAGAACACTGGCACCTCGGTGAGCAGCCTCGCGAGTGAGCTGCAGGGCTTTGCCGGGAGCATCGCCGCGGCGTTCTCGATCCGCGCGATGGTCAACTTCGCCTACGACACCCTGCAAGCCGCGCGCAGTATGCGATCGCTGTCCTATGAAACCGGCCTCACCGTCGAGGAAGTGCAGTTGCTCGGCCAGGTCTCGAAGGAGTTCGGCGTCACCTCCGACCAGATGGCGCGCGCTGTCGACATTCTCACCAAGCGGATCGCCGGCGATGAGACCTCGGCGGTCGCGGCCATCCACAGCTTCGGGATGTCCCTCGATGAGATCAAGGGCAAAGCGCCGCTTGACATGTTGCGGACGGTGCTGGAGCACATCAATCAGCTCGGGAGCGAGTTCGAGAAGCAGCATGTCGCGGCGGGCCTGTTCGGTGAGCGCATGGGCCGCATCATGGTGCGGCTCGCGCAGGACTTCGATACGACCTATGACCACCTGAAAGCGAAGGGTGACATCTTCGCCGACGACCAGGCCAAGCGCCTCGCCAAGGCGGCCGACCAGTGGGATGAGGTCGTGCGGCACGCGAAACTGCTCGCCGCCGGGCCGCTCGATACGGTGGTCAGCGGTCTCGGTGCGATTAATGATGCGCTCGACAAGAGCCAGTCGAAGTGGGCGGTGTTCAAAGCGATCATGGCGGATTACATCCTCGCGTCGCAGGGCGACAAGCGCGCCGGCCAGGCCCTCGCCGGTCTGATCGCGGGACCGGCACCGCCAGCAGCGCTGAACTTGGCGAGTTTCGGGCCGGGCGGAAAAGACTTCGTGGGTCCGATTCAGCAACCGCTCACCGATGCGGATAAGCTCGCCGCGATCCTCAATGATACGGTGAAGGAGATCAGCGATCACCAGCGCGAGATCCTCGACAGCTTGTGGGACCAGAACAAGCTCACGAAGGAGAACGCGGAAATCTTCGGCGTCAGCGCCGATCAGGCAGAGCGCTACAAGCGCAAGCTCGATGACATCGTCCGGGTCCAGGAGCAGCAATACCGCGAACACATCGCGATGATCAATCTCGAAACCGAATTCACCAATCGCGCGATCAAGAACCTCGATGAACTGAACACGAAGGAAGACAAGCGCCTCGAAATTCAGACCGACATCATCGGCAAGCTGGTCATCGAGAGTCAGCTGGACGTGCAGAAGCTGCAGAAGCGCGGGCTCGGGCCTGGCGCGACCGACGATGATCCGGTCATCCAGGCCGTCATCAAGCGGAACGAGCGCCTGCGCGACCTCGAGCGGGAGCAGGAAAACTTCCAGGCCGAGCAGGACAAGCGCAATGAGCGGCTCCGCAAAGCCAACTTCGCCGCCGGCCTCTCGATCTTCGGGGGCGGCGAGGGCGGGCCCTTCGCGGGGATGGATCGGCGGCAGCTCGATCAGTCGGTCGCGATCGCGGCGGTGTGGGCGGACTTCGATGACGAGCTCAAGAAGATTCGCGAGTCGGGCGACGGTGTCGCCGGCAGCTTCGATCGGATCACCGCCGCCGCCACCAAGGCCGCTAAAGCCGCGAAGGACCTGACCGACAGCGCGAAGTTCGGCGAGGGCGAGACGCTCTTGCCCTGGTCGAAACTCGGGCCGAAGCCGCTCGAGGTCAAACCGATCGTGCCCGGCAGCTTCGGCGGGGTCGGGCCGATCAACATGAACATCCAGATCAGCGGCGTCTGGGACCCGGCGTCCGCCGACAAAGCGGGGCGTCAGATCGCCGAGGGGTGGATGAAAGCCTCCGGCCGGCAGTTTGGCAGCGCATAGGAGCGACCGAGATGGGCACCGCACAAGCCTCCGATGCCTTGGAAAACCTGTTCATCGATCATCTGTTCCGTTCGGCGGCGTGGGCCAAACCGACCGCGCTGTGGGTGGCCCTCTTCACGTCGGCCCCGAGTGATGCCGGCGGCGGCGTGGAAGTCTCCACGGGCGGCTATGCGCGGGTCAACCTCCCGCCCGGCGATGGCAACTGGACAGCCACCCAAGGCGGCGCGACCGGCGTCTCCAATGGGACCGGCGGCATGACGTCGAATAATGTCGCCATCACGTTCGCGGCACCCACGGCGGACTGGGCGACCGTCGGGTGGTTCGCCCTCTTCTCTGCCTCGAGCGGCGGGACGATGTACGTCTGGGATGCGCTTCAGGCCCCGCGCACGATTCTCAGCGGTGATCCGGCGCCGTCCTTTCAGCCGGGATCGTTGCAAATCACGCTGCAGTAGGAGCGCCGATGGCCGACAACATCACGATCAAGGACAGCACGTCCACCGATCGCAGCGTCGCGACCGACGAGATCGCGGGCGTCCACTACGAACGGAACAAGCTGTCGATCGGCGACGACGGCTTCGCGACCGACGCCTCGCTGGTCGCGCCGGTGCCGGTGGCGATGGGCGCGCAGAAGGTCTCCGACTACAGCGAGGTCGCGATCAACTGCAGCACCAGTGGCGACAACACGATCGTGACCGGCACGGCGGGCCAGACGATTCGTGTCTTCGCGTTCTTCTTCGTCGTCAACGCGCCCGTGAACATCAAATGGAAGGACGGCGCGGCCGCGGACTTCCATCCGGTGCTGCCGTTCCTGGCGCAGGGCGCGAGCTGGGAAAAGGACCCGATGGGCCGGCCCTGGTTCACGAC